TCATGGAAACCCATATCAAAACCCTGCCTCTGCTGGGATTGCCGGGGGTACCAGTCTCGACGGCAAAAATACAAGCCGACCAGGTGCGCAGTGTTGAACGGAAGCTAGCGAAACTTGGAGGCCGGTTTATAAAACTGTCAGAACCTGGTGCCCCCAAAGCCTGGGAGATTGCTTCTCTCCCCCTCGCCACCCAGGCAGCGCTGATGCCGACCAGCAACCTTCCGGCAACCACCTCCCCTCCCCCGCTGCCGGTCATCGCCGCCACAATCCAGCCCGCCAAGGCGCCGGAGCAGCTGAAACAGTGGCAGCGCACCATCATGAACGCTCGTGAATCTATCGTGCATCTGATTGATCGCGCCATTAATAACGATCAGCTCAATCTGTCTGTCGAAGAGGCGATTAAGACCATCGTCAAAGACGCCAGCGAGAACAGCACACTATCTATATACCGCAACGCCAATGCTCGTCCCGGAAAACAGCGCACACTTTCAGCCAGCGGCGTCATGAAATGGTGGTGCCTCTGGCAGAAATCAAAGCAGGTGATACCGACCGGCAACCCTATGGCCTTGGCACCAAAAGACACCGAGAACTATTGCGAGCCCGCCTGGGCAGAATCATTCATGAAATGCTGGAGCAAAGGGCAAAACCCCTGCTTGACGGACGTGATGGAACAGTATCTCCGGGTTACCGGGTGCAAAGTTCCATCCTATAGCCAGGCGCGCCACTATCTGGAAAAGATCGGCAAAGTACAGAGCGCCAAAGGGCGCGTCACCGGCAAAGACCTGCGCGCACTCAAACCGTTTCGCCGCCGTGATACCAGCCAAATGTACCCCGGCGATGCCTATACCGCCGATGGTCACTGTTTTGATGCCGAGGTGTATCACCCCTTTACCGGCAAAGCGTTCAGGCCGGAAGTGACCCCGGTGCTCGATGTCTTCAGCCGCAAATGCATCGGCTGGTCGGTTGATCTGGCTGAAAGCGGCCTGGCAGTGCTTGATGCCCTGCGGATGGCGTGTGAAACGCACGGCATACCGTCAATATTCTATACCGACAACGGCAGCGGCTTCAAAAACCAGATGATGACCGCGCCAGGCACCGGGATCTTGGACCGCCTGGGCATAACACCCAAATACAGCCGGCCGCGCAACCCGCAAGCGCACGGCCTGTCAGAGCGTGGCCACCAGACCATCTTGATCAAAGCGGCGCAAAAGCTCTGTACCTATATCGGCAGCAAAATGGATGGCGACACGGCGCAAGCGGTTTTCAAAAAGACCCGCAAAGCTATGGCAGACGGTGAAAAATCAGACCTGATGCCGGAGTTTGATGAGTTTGTCAACAGCGTCAACTTCATGGCGGAAAAGTACAACGACACGCCGCACCGTGGCCTGCCTGCCCTGCGTGACCCGATCAGCCGCAAACTGACCCACCAGAGCCCTAATCAAAGCTGGCAGTTGGGCATAGAGCGGATGAAGCGCGAACTGCCCCAGGATGAATGGCTGGTACTGTCGATAGATCAGCCGGATCTGTATCGCCCGACTGTCGAGCGCACCTGCATAAAGGGTGAAATCCAGTTCGGCAAACTCTCCAACGGCCTGGCCAAGCGCTATTTCAGCAAAGAGCTGGAGCACTGGACCGGTCAGCGGGTGCAGGTGGCGTACAGCCCAAGCGATGCCAGCCGTGTCTGGGTGCGGGATCTGGAGCACCAGAGGTTACTGGCCGTGGCAGAGCTGGCAGCAAACAGCAGCGCTTATTTTGCCGAAACCGAACTTGAAACTGCCCGTAAAAAGCGGGGTAAAGCGGGGTTGAAGCGGCTGGAAAATCATGCGGAAGAAAAACGCCTTGAGATGTACGGACCGGTGCCGGTGATGGTGGAACAACCAGAAGAAGTGCAGCAGCAGGTTGCTATCGGCAGGCAACTGATCGAAGAAGCAACGCTGGCGCAGGAAGAAGATATCCCCGTAGACCCCACAGGGAAAAACTACCTGTGGGATGAACTGACTATCAGGATAAAGGGCGGTGAAACCCTGTCGCCGGTTCTAGCTGGCTTTTATCGCGGCTGGCCGTCCGACCCCTACCACAAAGCCTGGCAGGAGATGAAGACTATTATGGAGGCAGGCGATGACGATAAATGAAGAGCGCAAAGTGATGCAGGAGATGTTGGACAGGATTTCAAGGGGAACGATTGCCACGGAAAAAATGTGTTTGGAGCTGAATCTGGGTACAGCGGAAAAGAGCGGCAATGAACCTTTGAAAGTGCGCTGTAAAGCAGCATTACAGACGATTGAAAATATTGAGTTGTCTCTGGGTGCTCTGGCCTGGCTTACCGGCCTGCGCTTCCCTCATTTGCCGGAATGTAACCTTAAACTGGTTGTAAATAACAAATAAAGGCCAGGAACTCGCGATTCCTGGCCTCTAACACCGGGCGCATTGCATGCGCCCGTACTAAAACAATGGGGGGATTATGACAAAACACGGATTAGATGTCAAGACGGCAGGATTAAACATCGTGATGCTGGCAATGGGCTGTTTGCAGAGGATTATGGAGCGCCGCGATCACCTCCCTGGTATGGCGGTACTGTACGGTTTCAGCGGCTTCGGCAAATCCACCGCTGCCGCCTACATCAGCTGCAAGTTGAGCGCCTATTATGTCGAATGTAAGTCGGTCTGGAGCAAAAAAGCCTTCATGGAAAATGTCCTGAAGGTCATGGGCATCACTCCTGCCCGAACAGTATCCGACATGCTCGACCAGATCTGCGAACAGCTGGCCAAAAGCGGCCGCCCGCTGATCATCGACGAGATGGATCATATCGTAGAGAAGGTCGCCGTGGAAGTAGTCCGCGACATCTACGAAGGATCCCGCGCCCCAATCCTGCTGATTGGCGAGGAACGCCTGCCTGCCAAACTGGCCAAGTGGGAACGCTTTCACGGCCGTATCATGGAATGGGCTGCAGCTCCCCCGGCCGATCTGCATGATGCCAAGGTCCTGGCTGATTTCTACTGCGCCGGCGTCGCCGTCAATGATGATCTGCTCAGCGCCATCCACGGCAAAAGCAGCGGCAGCGTGCGCCGGATCGTTACCAACCTCGACCTGGTGCGCAAAGAAGCCCAGAGCCAGGGATTGGGTGCCATCGGGCTGAAGGAATGGGGCAAGCGCGAACTCTACACCGGCGTAGCACCGCAACCAAGGAGGTTCCAGTGAGCCGGAAGCCGATTGATCAGCAGCAGCCGACCGAATGCCGTCAGGCGGTGTGGGAAGAGATCCGACAGCGGGGAGCCGGGGCACTCTTCACCATGGCCGAAATAGCCAAATGTGTCCGCCTGGAGCAATCCAGTGTCCGCGAATATATGATCGGATTGGTTAACGCCGGATATCTGGGCACTCATACCATCCGCAAGGCCACCAGCGGCGGTAATATCCTGTTTATGGAAAACGATATCGGAAATGACGCTCCTAGAGTCCGCAAAGACGGCACGCCCGTTACTCAGGGACAAGGTCGGCAGCAGATGTGGAACGCCATGCGGATTCTCAAGGTTTTCCGCCCGGTAGATTTGGCCTTCAATGCCAGCACCGACTGCCACACCGTAGCCGAATCAGAAGCCACCGGTTACTGCACGGCGCTCTGCAAAGCCGGTTACTTGTCCGACCGGCCCGCAGCAGGTTACATGCTCATCCCGAGCATGTGGACAGGGCCGCACCCGCCACAGATCCAGCGGACCAAACAGGTCTACGATCCGAACCTGAAGCGGGTTGTATGGGCACGGGTTGAAGGGGGCGCCGAGTGACCTACCCCGATGCCAGAAAGCTGTTAACCGAAAAGGTTAATGAAATAGGTCAAGCCGAAGTAGCCCGCCGCCTGGGGATATCGGCTGCCGCTATCAGCCAGGTGTTATCCGGCAAATACCAGGCGGCGCCGGATGCCATCCTCAAACGGGTAATCGAAGTATTTGGTGGTATCTCGGTCGAGTGCCCGGTACTGGGAGAGATTCCCCTCAGCCAGTGCTCCGGCGAACGTAAGAAACCCTTCGCCGCCACCAGTCATCAGCGGGTGTCCCTGTGGAAAGCCTGCCAAAAATGTGCCCACAGGGGATAGTTCGTTTACGAATCCGTTTTCAACGGATTCTAACTCACTAAAAGGAGGTAACACCATGATCAGAAGAATTATCAGAGGAATTATCGACGTTATCCGCCAGGAAGTAGCTTTTTACAAAACACGAGTCTGGCTGAAAAGCCGGGCGGTCAGGTGGGCACGATGAAACGGACTTCCGGACAAGCCATGGTGCAGATGCTCGATAGAATGATGGGTGCCGACCTCACTGGCCCCGCCAACGCTATCGGCGAAATCAAAGGGCTCGGCCCCTCGTGGGTCTGCGACAAGTACGCCACCACAGGGCACGATTACCAGGACTGCGACGCCTGCTATAACAACTATGAAACCGACTTTTTAGCCAACCTCAAAGGAGCAAAAGCATGAACTTTTACAGTCACTCACTAAACACCGGCATACAGTATCACGCCACCGGGGCCGAGGCCAAAGCCGCCGCCGATAAAGCTATCCGGATATTTGCCCACAACGGGATTACCAACGGCGACGTTATGGACACCATCACCTGGGGCGAGGTCACCGAACGGGCTACTCCAACCGGTGACTTCGGTTATGCCCTCAAACGCCAGGATCGGCTCAGCTACGAAGCCGCCCACCCCCAGGTGGTCAATAACCGGATGGAGAACGGCGAAGGCGATATGATCCAGATCAAGAACATCAAAGAAAAGGACCTGTTGGAACATGACATGGTCCTGAGCATCGCTATCATCTGGCTGCACGTAAGCGCCGTTCTTGGCCGCTTCAAGCTGCATACATTCGAGGACATCACGACGTTTGTGCAGCTCTTGTTCGAAGCCCACGGGGTGAAGCGCGGCGGCTCCGAGGGGAACATGCAGTTCACCACCTTCGACAAAAAATACAAGCTGATCGTAGGGATTCAGAAGACCATCGACTTCGGGCCGGAGATCGAGGTGGCCAAGCAGAAGATGTTGGAGGCGGTCGAGATGTACCCTGAAGAGGCGAACGACCTGAAAACGATGCTGCTCGCCGCCTATACCCAGGTTGACGGGAAATTACGCGTCGCCGAAATCCTGCGGCTGCGTACCTACGAAATAAGTAACCCCACAGCTCGCCCACTCTGGGACGAGGGCATGAAGATCATTAACGACGCCCTAACGGTGATCTCCAGCAAGAAGCAGATCAGGCTCTACATGCGCAACAATCCGGGCGACGAATACACAGCCGTACCGCTGCATATAGCGGCGCTGTAGGGGGGCTGGGTTATGTTTATCCTGACCGCAATCTGCAGAGAGAAGAAGTGCGACAATAAAGGTATTGCCTTCACAAAAAAGGTGTTGAAACAAACGTATGAATCCAGTGACGGAACCACGCGGATCAGAACCGACCTGGCATGTCCCATCTGCCGTACATGGGCTCGTATCATCAAAAATGAGGAGGTGCAGTGATGGCTAAGCCCAAACTTTTATTAGATATGAGCGTTAAGGACGTCGGCGAACTGCGGTCACTGTTGTCCGTGGTGCAGCCGGAAATGCGCGTTTCTGACGCCAACGGCACCCTACTGCGTGTCAGGGTATACGAGAACGACGGCGAACAGTTTATGGAGGTGGAGTGATGCATTGTCCGACGTGCAAAACCAATATTGACAGATCAGACATCGGCATCAATCCCAGCCGGGTAGACTTCTCGGCAATCACCGTAGTTATGATCTGCCCCAAATGTGACAAGGGGTGGATGGTGATGCTGACGTCTCAATCGTTTGTCGAGATTCCGGATCAGCTGGTTCCGCCGCGTGACGATAGCGTAACAGTCGGGATCATGTCGCTGGTCGGCATTATCGTAGACGAAGCAATGGTTGCTCAGTGGACTGATGAACAGTGTATGAACGCGGTGGACTGGGCCGGGGCGGTGTATATGGAGGCATCGGACAACGACGATGTCGAGATACCGGAGATGCCGGAATTTTTGGAGCAGTATCAACAAGGAGGTATGTGATGTTGATGGATGAAAAAGAGATTGACAACATTGAAACCATTGGCGACCTGAAGAGGGCAATAGCCACCGTTCCGGATGATACGCCGCTGGAAGATGGGATGGAGAGCGGCATGCTTCTTCGTTATCACGAGGTGGGTGCCAGGATTGGAGAACCGGAGTCCCCGGCATTCGTTGAATTTCGCTGATCGTTGAACCGAGGGCCGGAAGTAGCAAAAAAAATCGGTGACCGCGTCGACGCAGTGAAAAGAGGGGAAATATGAAAACAATTCTTGAAAAATTCTCGAAGCCAATACTCATAGAGTTCATCCGTGAGAACGTTACGCCCTTTCGATTCAAGGATGGCAAAGACCTCGAAGGTCAACTGCTCTATATCCAGTGGGACTGTGAAACTAAAGTGGCTATGGTTGAAATGGATGCAGCATGTGCAGCAATGACGGCCGCCGACAAAGACACCCCTGAAGGTCAAACCGAATGGTTTGCTGCCCAAAAGAGTTGGGGAAAGGCTAACAAACTATATAACAAAGCAGTTCGACTCCTTGAAAAATCAAACCAGTTGAGAGGGCGATAACATGGCCATGCACGCTGCAAAAATAGACGACAGCCCGCGCCTCCAGAAGGTGCGGGATTTTCTTCGCCGCAAGGGCAGCGCCACTACCCGAGAGATCAGCCAGGCATGCGACGTCTACGCCGTCAACAGCATCGTCGCTGAGCTGCGGGCCAACGGCTTCATGGTGGAGTGCAAGGCGGTCAAGGGCAAACGAGGGGTGTATTGCTACACACTGCATGAAGCGGGGCAGATGCTGTTGTTTGCCTGCCCTGAGCGAAGTCGAAGCGGGAGGGTGTGACATGCATCCGCGCTGTCCACAATGTAAGGGGTTACTGAAGCACGAACCGGCCGACATTCTCGGACCGGAACGGGTTAAATGCATCCTGTGCGGCTGGGAGCTGGTACGGGCAGCAGCGCCCAGAAAAAGTAGAGACGCATTGCAATGCGTCTCTACGGAGGTCTGCAGCTGGGTCACAAAAGCACTATCAGTAAAAACACTGATAAAAATAACAGTATCAAAAAGGAGAACAGCCATGACGACAGCCAATACCAACACACTCAGCACCCTCAACGATCATCTGCACGGCCAATTAGACCGCCTGACCTCGGCCAAAGGCGACAACCTCCGGCAGGAGATCGACCGGGCCAAGGCTATGTCCAACGTCGCGAACAATATCATCGAAAATGCCAAACTGGCGCTTGAAGCGGCGCGCACCCTGGGCGGCGGCAAGACAGTACCGGCCCTGCTCGGGATTGAGGCAAAGTAATGAGCATCCCGATCCCGACAGAGTTGATTGCATTCGTGCGTGAGCGCTATGCCTCAATGCAGATTGCAGAGATCACGGTGGCCTATAATCTCCAGTTCGGCGCGCAGTTGACCGAGCGCCAGGTACTGAATGTTACCCGCAATCACAAGATCAAATCCGGCCGTGATACCCGTTTCGGTGCTCAGGGGTTCAAGCCGTGGAACACCGGTACCAAAGGGCAAGGGCTGACCGGTCCGAATGCGGGCACGTTCAAAAAAGGCAATCTGCCTCATAACCATAAACCGCTCTGGTCCGAGCGGGTTGACACTAAAGATGGCTATATCCAGATCAGCGTCCCGGAAACTAACCCTCATACCGGCTTTTCCAGCAGATACAAACACAAACACGTTTGGATCTGGGAGCAGGCAAACGGGCCGGTGCCCAAAGGCAAGTGCGTCATCATCCTCGATGGTATCAAGCCCCACTGCGAACTTGACAACCTGGCCCTGGTGTCCCGGAAAGAGTTGCTGACGCTAAACCAGCACAACTATGCCGCCGCCCCACCCGAGTTGAAGCCGTCGATACTGGCCCTGGCCAGGCTCGAAGCCAATGCCGGTATACGATCATGCCCAGCCGTGGGCCGGGCCAAACGAAAGGAAGCATAACACCATGCCGACAAAGAACCAGATCATCAAGATCCACGCCCTCAAGGGCTCGCTCAAGCTGGACGACGACACCTACCGCGCCATCCTGGGCGGCTATGACGTCAAGACGTCCACCAAGCTCACAATCACCAAGGCTGATTTGTTGATCGATGACCTGACCAGGAAGGCCGTCGCTGCCGGTGTCTGGGAGACGCGCAAGCCTGCCGCCAAAGCCCGTTCCACCCGCAAATTGGCCGACGATGACCAGAGCCGCATGATCCGGGGTATCTGGATTGAGCTGCACGAAATGGGTGCGGTGCGCGATTCGTCCGAAACGGCCCTCGCCTCCTACGTCAAGCGCATGACTAACGTCGCCGCCCTGCAATGGCTGGATGTCAAGCAAGCCCAGCTGGTGATCGAGGCGCTCAAGAAGTGGCGCAAACGAGTAACAATTTTGAATGGTGAATTATGAATTCTGAATTTAATTCAAAATCCAACATCCAAAATCCATCATTGCAGATGACCGTCCAGGGCTTCCCCGTCCGCACTTCCGGCCCCAGCTATGTACCGCGCAGCATCCAGGCGCTGCAGATCATCAGTGAATGGAAATACCAGGTACCCGCTGAGCCGGATCTATGGCTTCGCATGGAAATTGCGATCGCGTTTTCTCAATTCCTCTGCATGCGCCTGGGTAACACACCCGCTGTCGAGATGCTGCCCTTCACCGCTGAGTCCTGGTTGAATACGGTTGGCGAGGGCATGACAGAACAGCTTGACCGGGAGCGCATTAAAGCCGGGTTTAAACAGCTCTACAGAACGCTTAAATGGTGGCTGCAACCGGCCGAGTTGTTGAATGTTCTGCCGCGCCGCATCGCGCCGCCACCCTCAAATAAAGTAGCAAAAGCGGAAGAGGCCGATATCGACACCTCGGCCGGCGGCGATAAGCTCCAGGACATTTTGAATTTGTTGGATGAGAAGGATAGGGAGGGGCACCATGGCAAAACGACAGATTGACACGGCGAGGCGAGGCAAGTTCACCGAAATTTTAGAGCAGTTGGTGGCCGGCATTGCTGCCGGATTTATCGAGGAATTCAAGGACGCCGCCGAGGTTGCCCGCAAGCGCGCCGAGCTGGCCATGAGCAGAATCCAGGCCGAGGCGTCCGGTACCGAGATTTATATCGCCAAGGGACATCTCTGGTTCGTCGGCGAGAAGCATCGGCGCATCTATCGCCGCTTTACTGGCTCCAACCATGCCGCCCTGGCCAGGGAGTTCAACCTGACCGAGCGACAGATCTACAGCATCATCGCGATGGTGGGTGCGGAAGAGTTCGAGCGGAAACAGTGCAAATTGTTTGAGTAACGCTCTTCGGGGTGTGCTGCGGGCGCTTCATTCGTCTGCACCACCCCGTGGTTCTAAAGCCTATCGCGCTGGCGACAGCCATAGTTTTTGAGGAAATGAGATGACACCACAACGACCCATATTGAGATACCACGGCGGAAAATGGCGCATGGCCGCCTGGATCATCCGACACTTTCCCCCCCATGAAGTCTATGTGGAACCGTTTGCCGGATCTGCGAGCGTACTGTTGCAAAAACAGACAGCTCGTACCGAAGTGCTGAATGACCTGAACGGTCGGATTGTCTCTGCCTTTCGAGTATTGCGAGATCCGGCGATGTCGGCACGACTGAAAGACATGTTGCAGATGACGCCGTGCTCGATCGTGGAATATCTGGCTGCGCGTGAAGTTTCGCCGGACCCGATCGAGGATGCCCGGCGGCTGATCATTTTGGGGCACCAATCGCACGGCAGCACTGGCGCCTCTGGCAAAAAAAGCGGATGGCGCCGGGGGCTTCGTCCGCGAGGGCCGGCCAGTGCGAACGAATGGGCCAGCTTGCATGAAGCAGTTATGGCATGGGCTGACCGGCTCCGCGCCACATATCTAGAATGCAATCCCGCCATCGCGGTTATTGCTCAGTGGGACAGCCCGCAAACTCTGCATTACGTTGATCCGCCGTATGTGGCCACAACCCGCGCCAACGGGTTATCAGCATACACCCACGAAATGACCGATAATGACCACCGGGATCTGGCGGAAACGCTGCACAAATGCGTGGGGATGGTGGTTTTGTCTGGATACCCGTGCGAATTGTACGATTGGGAATTATACCCTGGCTGGCATCGGGTATATCGATCTACGGTGGCTGATAAACAGAAGCCGACCACCGAAGTGCTGTGGATGAACGAGGCGGCTGTCAGGGGGCAAGGGCAGGCTGCATTAGATTTTGCGCGATAGGCTTTAGAACGACCAAGCCCACCAGCGCGGGGGCAGTTTCCCGCGACTGTGTGCGGCGACTGGTTAGGGCAGTGAATCGCCCGCCAGTTAGCACAAAAAAGCCCCTTATTCAGGGGCGACGATCTTTGACAACTCCATGCGTATTTTTTCAGGATCAACCTTGGCAAGCTGGGCTTTAAGTTCGGCGGGAACGCGGATGTGAAACATTGCCATTGCTTTTCCGGTAGGCTTCCGGCCTGCCCCGTTGCGGTGTCCGCCTCTGCTTTCGCATTTACTGGCGTACCGCTTGGCCCAGCTCGGCAGCATTTCAACGCACACTGCAAACTGTGCATCTGTGCCGCTCCATGTTGCGCCGAAGTCGGTGGATTTTACAAATGTAAGTCCGGCTTTTTTGGCCTGACAAGCAAGTTCTTCATAGAGTTGCTGGCCGTTGTCATTTTTGCAGGCTTCTTCATCGCCTTCATAGCAATCAATCAGGGCGGCGACTGTATCTTCTTCGCTGTTGTAATCATTCGGAATGTCGATCTGAAAAGTTTTCATTGTGGTCTCCTGGCCGGGTACGAAGCCCCCGGCAGGCTGAGAGTTTTAGATATAGAGAGGTGGGTTTTTTGCGCGGCTGATAGCTTCTTCCAGCGTTGATGCCTGGTCTTTAATATCTTCGCCGATGGTCACGTAAAAAAGGTTTTCTTTTCTTTGCACTATTTTGATTCCGCCTGCGAGGTATTCAACAACTTTGCCGCCGAATCTAATTTCGTTTTCGTTTTTATTTGCTTTCATGGCTGACTCCTTGGTTCGTTTTTTCCTTCACTATGATTATAGTATATCACAACTTTGATTATTGTCAAGCGAAAATCAAAGAAAAATACGCATAGAGTAAAAATAATTTGCCGACTAAGTTGCAGAGCGGCCTAACGGCCAGAGCGTTCACCGGGGCGGTTTCATCGCCCCCGGTGAAATAGCCTGGTTATATCAAAAACTTAGGAGGTAACGACAATGGTGGAATTAAGAAGAGTCTCCAAAAGCTGCACGATCTCTATGGGTGGCAGAAGCTACTATGCACAAGAATTACGGCCACATGTTGGAACGGTAATTAAGGCATTTATTGACGACTCAATAGGCGGTGCCGATGCCATCTGTTTTACTGTCGACGGCGAATTCATTGCCAATTCTCAAAACAGGTTATTGTGGCTCCAAATGAGTTACAAACGAGATCCGAGATTGCTTGATGAAATGGTCAACTACAAATCGATATAACGGCTTTAGCTGAACGGTGCGAAGCATCCGCTTCGAGCGTTTTCGTTATGCTGTTGACATTCCTACCCCATCGCGCTATAAGGCGAAAATACACCAAAGCCCTTCTCAACCCCCATTGAGATGGGCTTTTCTTTTGAAGCGCTTCAAGTAGAACCCACCCACCGCATCCCGTATTATCCCCCACATTGAACATCGAATACACGATTACCGGCGGCGCATCATGCCGCCCCCAGGCGGAGGTGGTTATGTCCACTGGCAGGGTAACGCCCTGCCATCCCGCCCCGGTCCAACAGAGACACCGCCCGAGAGAGGCCGAAAAAAACGCAATAGGTTGGTGAGGCGTGAGCTGCGGGAAGCCTCCTAGATCCCCGGTCCCTGGCAATGACCGGACAGAAGCCAAAGCGCAGTATTGCGGGCCATGAAAATGGGGGAGCGACAACCCGCTCCCCCCGCCACCACGAAAGGAAACCGTCATGCTAACACCCGACCAATTCAAACAACTCTTCCCCACCAACAAAACCCCGGACGTCTGGGTGAACGCCCTCAATACCATTCTGCCGAAATACGGCATCGACACCCCTCTGCGGGTTGCCGCCTTTCTCGCCCAGTGCGGCCATGAAAGCGAAGGCTTTACGCATCTGATTGAAAACCTCAATTACAGCGCCGATGCCCTGGCAGCCACCTGGCCGAGCCGCTATGCCGCCGATCCAAAGGCCAAAGTCAAAGCGCCCAACGATCTGGCCAAGCGCCTCGCACGCAATCCGGAGGCCATCGGTAACAACGTCTATGCCAACCGCCTGGGCAACAGCAACGAAGCCTCAGGTGACGGTTGGGCGCATCGTGGCCGTGGTGCTATCCAATGTACCGGCAAGGGTAACTACATCAACTTTGCCCGATCGGTCGGCAAACCATACGCCGAGATCACCGCCTATCTCGAAACCCCTGAAGGCGCGATCGAGTCGGCCTGCTGGTACTGGACCAACAACAACCTCAACCATCTCGCCGATGCCGCAAACGTGTTCGGCCTGACCAAGGCAATCAACGGAGGCACCAACGGACTGGCAGATCGTAAAGCGCGTTATGACCACGCCATAACCATATTCCAAGCATAAAGGAGACTTAAACCATGCTTCAAATTGACATCAAAAAGCTATTGGCCCTTATCACCGTCGCCGGGTTTTTCGGCATTATCCTGGCCCTGTTTTTCTTCGCTATTCCCCAGGGCAACACGGATCTGCTCAAAACGTTCGGCATTGCCCTGATCTCCATTGTTTCCGCCGTGGCCGGTTATTACTTCGGATCCTCCGAGGGCAGCGCCCGCAAAACCGAGCTTATGGTTCCGCCTGCAGATACGCCGAATACAGCGTCTTCTGACCCGTCATTAGCCGCTGTATCAGATCAAGCCCAGGCCGGTTTCATCCGCCTGCCGCTCCTGTTTCTTATTGCCGCCTTTGCCGGTGCGATAGCCCTGACCGGCTGCGCCACGACAGCGCCACCTTCAGCCACCACAAGCACAGTGGCGGCAGCCAGCGACAGCCCCATGGCCCTGGCCGGTAAATCGCTTCTGGCCGTCAAGACAGCTATCGTTACCGCCGCCACTGCCACCGATGCCTTCTGCAAGGCAGGCAAGATCGGACCTGACAAGTGCGCCCAGGCCAAAGCCGCTTATGAAATGGCAAAACCGGCCTATGACGCCGCAGTAGACGCCTACCTGCTCATGTCCCAGGGCTATGGCGACCCCGCCGCCTTCGGTACTGCCCTGGCGCGGATACAAGGCATAGCGGATAACTTGTTGATCCTGACAGGAGGTGCCAATTGAATCCGCTCGTAATTGCTCAACTGGCCGTTATTCTGGCCCCCTTGGCCAATAACCTCGTTATCGAGGGTGGCAAGATGATCGCCTCCTTCCGTACCGACCTGACTCAGGACGATCTCAATAAAGCCCTGGAGCTGGCCAAGTCGGCATCATGGCCGGAGCTGGACTTTGGACAGAAGGGGCTATAGCCGTGCCCGATGAAATGGATCTCGTCCAGGATGCCTGTGACAGGCTGTTGGAAGAGGCACTGGCTGAACGGTTTCGCCGGGCGAGGACAGCTTTCACCCGCCCAGCTTCCCTCCTCTCGGCTGTTGAGATTTGCGAAGATTGTGACGAGGAAATACCCTTACGGCGGCGGCAGGCGGTACCCGGTTGCATTCGCTGTATAGAGTGCCAGACATTATATGAAAAACGGTAAAGAAGACCTCCGAGGTTTTTAAAACCTCGAAGGTCTGAAAGAGGAGGGGGCTGTAGATGACTATAACCGTAACATGGCCGATGGTGGTTTATATCACCGGTATTATCCTGAGCTGGAGCGGTTTCCTGATCGGCCTCATTCGCTGGTCGCTGAAACGCAATCTGGCCAGCTTCGAAGATAAACTCACCGACACCGCCGCCATAGCAGCAAAAGCCACTCTGGATCTCGGCACGCATAAGGAAGATATCCAGAAAGAGATCACTAACATCACCGCCAAGCTGAACAATATGCCGGCTGGCTGCGGTGGCCACCAAATGACGGAACAACGACTAAACGGCCACAGCGACCGGCTAGGCCAGCACAAAGAGCTGATCGTTAAGATTGAGGGCGAGTTTAAGTCAATGCCGAAAAAACACGATTTGGATGCCGTCTATGACCGGGTTAACAAAGTCAGTGAGCAGATGAGCGACCTACGCAGTGAAATCAGTAAGATTGCCGGCACTATGCCGGGCCTCACCCATATAACCGAGATGATGAACGACTTTCTATTGCGGCAAGGAGGGAAAAACTAATGGGCAACTACGCCGATGTAATAACCGCCGACATTCGCCTGGTGCTGCTGCGCTTTTTAATGGAGTCTGACGGCGACTATCGCCTTAACTCCTCCATCCTGCATAAGCTGCTGGATATGAAAGCGGGCTACACCACACCACGGGACAAGATGGTCACCGAACTGTTCTGGCTCAAAGAGCAAGGTCTGATCGAACTGGACGAGTCCGGCAACATCTATATTGCCACCCTCACGCTGCGCGGCATGGATATCGCGTCCGGATCTGCCAGACTGCCGGGTGTCGCCCGCCCCAGCCCGAGGAACTGATATGCCCAAGGCCTCTACCATCGAATGTCTGCCCGCCGATATCCTGTCCCAGTTGCAGCAGCTGCTCCAGGATCCCCGCGTGACCCAGTTGGACGCTACCGTTAAAATTAACAGTATCCTGGCGGCCGACGGGCATCCAGATCGCGTCAGCAAGTCCGCCGTCAACCGCTATGCCGTGCGCATGGAAGAGGTCGGTGCAAAGCTCAGGCAAAGTCGAGAAGTCGCGCAGATGTACATCGCCCAGGTCGGTGCAGCGCCCCAGGGCCAATCCGGCCTGCTGATCAATGAAATGTTGCGTTCAATGGCGTTTGAAGTGTCGTTAAAGATGCAGGAAGCCGACGCCGACGATCCCGAATCCATGGCCGCCACCATCAGCCAGCTGAAGAATCTGGCCCTCACCATGCAGCGGTTGGAGCAGAGCGCCACCATTAATGTCAAGCGTGAAGGGGAGATCAGGAAAAACGAGCGGGAGAATGCGCTCAAGGATGCGGCCAACGCCATCAAAGAAGCCACTTCCAAGGCACCAATAGATGGCAACTTCCAGTTCGACCCCCAAACAATCGATTATGTCACCACGGTGCTCTATGGACTCAGGCCGAAATAACATCCACATATTCCTGCTGGCCCTGGCGGTATCCGTCCTTGTCTATCTGGCTGGGCCGTCCATCGTGCTGGCCAACGACCTGGCCAGCACGGCCAACCCACCGACGCATATCCCGACCGGCGATACCGTCGCCGCGTCTAGTGTCGCTACGATCGCCGGACCACTGATTCCGCTGACCCTGTATCAGCAACGCTGGGTACAGGATGATTCGCGCCTGAAGATCGGCATGATGTCCCGCCAGAGTGGCAAGTCGTTCGGTACCGCCCTGGAAGCGGTTGTCGATTGCTTCAAGCGTAAGACCACCTGGGTATTCCTGTCTGCAGGTGAGCGCCAGTCCAAGGAGCTGATGGCCAAGGCCGCCATGCATGCCAAGGCCATGAACCTGGCGATCCTGGAGATCTCCGACACCTTCAAGGATGAAAACGACGTCCGGACCGAATACAAGCAGCTGGAGATCATCTTCCCGAACGGCAGCCGTATCATCGGCCTGCCGGCAAATCCGGCCACCGCCCGAGGTCATTCCGCCAACATCCTGCTGGATGAATTCGGCCTGCACAAGGATTCCCGTGCCATCTGGACCGCGCTCTATCCATCTATCACCCGTGGCTACAAGATCCGCGTCATCAGCACGCCGCTCGGCAAGAAGAATAAATTCTACGAGATATGGACCGGACTGACGCTCCAGATCTGGGACGGCATGGAGTATCGCCACGTCGGCGATAAGGGGGGCTGGTCCAAGCACAAGGTCACGATTTATGACGCCGTGGCCATGGGGCTGGAGCTGTACGACGATGACTTTAACCCGACTACCGACCCGGAATATTTGCGCCTCGGTCTGGGCGATGACGAAGCCTGGCATCAGGAATACCTGTGCGAATTCATCGATGAGGCCACCGCCTGGCTGACATACGACCTGATTGAGTCGGTTGAGGATGTCCGCCTGGATGCCTCCCCGGCCTGGATAGAAGAACTGATCTCCTCTGCTGTGACGTACTACGAAATATGGAAAACCGTCGAGCGGCCTCCGGTAGCATTCGAGGCCGGGCATATCCTGGACAAGGCCATGATCGCCGGCGATCTGTACGGCGGCTTCGACGTGGCCCGGCACCGCGACATGTCCCTGATCTGGCTGGATGAGATGGTCGGAGATACCGCCCGCTGCAGGGGCGTAGTTAATCTAACCAAACAGACGTTTGGAGTACAAAAGCTGGTCCTGTTCGCCGTCCTCAAACATCCCCGGATGCGCCGCTGCTGTATTGATGAAACCGGCCTCGGCGCCATGCTGGCCGAGGAGGCCGTAACCATGTTCGGCAGCCTGGCCGAAGGCGTGACCTTCACCAACGCCAGCAAAGAAGCGCTGGCCGTGGGTATCAAGAGAAGTTTCCAGGATCGCAGGGACGCCATACCGCCCGATACCACCATCCGGCTGAGTCTGCATACGGTCAAGAAGATCGCCACCGCCGCCGGCAACTTCCGCTTCGACGCCGACCGCGACGAAAAGATCGGCCATGCCGATCATTTCTGGGCCAAAGCGCTGGCGGTGGAGGCACGGTCGACGCCTGTCGTAGAAGATACGATCCTCTCCGGATCCACCCGCGAGAGTTTTAATATGATGGAGAGGTATTGACATGACCAAAGGCATCTGGGTTTCCCCCACACAATTCGTTGATTTTTCCGACACCACTCCCGATCGCGAGCGCCTCCAGGACGAGATCGCTACCCGCCAGGCTGCCTGGGACTGGAGCGGCTTCATGGGGTTGCTCCCCGATCCCGACCCGATCCTGCGCAAGCTGGGGGATGGCTCGGAGATCCTGGAGAGCCTGACCGCCGACGGGCATCTGATCGCCGTCATACAACAGCGCAAACTGGGAACACTGAAAAAGGAGTTCCGCTGGGAAGCGGGCCTTGCACCCGGAGAAAAGCAAGCGGGCAGCCAAGCCGCAAAACTGGCGGAAGGCCTCACCGCCGACCTGGAGAACGTCGATCTCTATAACCTGATTTCCGCCCTGCTCGACGCGCCACTCTACGGCAATACCCCGGTGGAAATTAAGTGGGAGCCGAAAGGAGATCGCCTGGCGATTAAGGACATCGAGGCGAAGCCAACCCGCTGGTTCAGTTTCAACGAATATAACGAGCCGCGTTTTGTAACGATGCAGAATGCCTGGGACGGTCTGGAACTCCCGTTCGGCAAGTTCGTTCTGGCCAGGCACTTCCCCACTTACGACAACCCGTTTGGCCTGCGCCTCCTCTCCCGCTGTTTCTGGCCGGTCGCCTTCAAAAAGGGCGGCATTAAGTTCTGGACCGTCCTGGCTGAAAAATACGGCATCCCGTTCCTGCTCGGCAAACATCGCGTTGGCGCTACCCCGCTCGAAAAGCAGGAGATGCTTACCAACCTGTCCAGGATGGTGCGCGACGCCGTGGCTGTAATCGCCCAGGGCGGCTCCGTGGAGATCGTCGAGACCGGCAAGGCTGGCGGTGGCGCCGACATCCATTCCGGCCTGGTTCACGAGATGAACGCCGAGATGTCCAAGGTCATTATGTGCCAGACCCTCACCGCCGAGGTCAGCGCCCAGGGCGGCAGCCGCGCCCAGGGGCAGGTGCATGCCGATATTCTGGAGGATGTTCGCCAGGGGGATCAGACCCTCGTCAAAAAGGCCATGGAGGAAATCGCCTGGTTATACGGTTTGGTGAATGCGCCGGGGATCCCCGCGCCGAAGTTTGTCTGGTTCGAAGAGGCCGACCCGAAAAGAGATTTCGCGGAGCGCGACAAACTACTGACCGATGGCGGCGTCAAGTTCCAAAAATCGCATTATGTAAAGGTTTATGGCTTCGAGGAGGAGGACTTCGAACTGACCACCCCTAACCCACCCCCCCTAACCCCCCTTGACAGGGGGGGACTTAAGCTCTCCCCTGTTAAGGGGAGCGGGGAGGGGTTGGTTCCAGGGACTGAGAATGGTAAGGACTTTGCCGCACAATCCGTTAATCCGGACACGGCTGATCTGCTCGCCGAACAGCTGTCAGGTCAGGCCATGGCCGAGACGGATAAATGGATCGAACAGCTGCGTCAGCTCACCATGTCCGCTACCAGCCTGGAGGATCTACGCGATCGTATCATCGGACTGTATGGTGATATGGATCCGGCCGAGCTGGGTGGCATTATTGCCCAGGCTATGACCCTGTCTGACTGTGCCGGGCGGGTTGATGTCCAGGATGAGACGAAGGGTGTGTAGGGGCGCGGGCTTGCCCCGCCCTTGTTGCCACGGAGATCAAAGGCGGGCGGGCCAAGGCCGCGCCCCTACGGAAATCATATGACCCCTGAAGAGTTCCAAAACATCTTTAACCTCCCATTTACCGAGGCTTCACAGTTCTTCCGGAACAAGCTGAATATCCCCACGGAGGCCTGGGATGACCTCTGGAAAGAAGAACACGCCAAGGGCTTCATGGTGGCCGGCGCGCAAAAGGCCGATCTGCTGACTGACTTCCGCGACGCGGTGCAAAAGTCCATTGACGGCGGCATGACGCTGCCGGAATTTCAGAGTCAGTTTGACACCATCGTCGCCAAACATGGCTGGAGTTATAACGGTTCCCGCAATTGGCGATCTGAACTGATCTACAATACCAACGTCCGCACCGCCAACCAGGCAGGGCGCTGGAAACAGCTGACCGATGTACCGGCCGGCGAGGTGGTCTACCTGATCTACCGCCACCGTGACGGCGTCAGACATCCCCGGCCCATGCATGTGTCCTGGAATGGCATCACCCTGCCGTCAACGCATCCCTGGTGGCAAACCCATTACACGCCCAACGGCTGGGGTTGCCATTGTACCGTCTTCCGGGCTTCGGCGGCCGAATACCGGGCAGCAACCGCCGCCGGGATGATCCCGCCTGTAGACGAGATCATCGATCCTAAAACCGGCGCGCCGATCGGCATCGACAAGGGGTGGGATTATAACGTCGGCCAGGCCGGGCAGCAGCACGATTACGAAGTACTGCGCGACAAGATCATCAGCCTGCCTCCGGATATAGCAGATAAGTTGCGCGCCGAAATGGCCGCGCACGGCATTGAGGTGACATGATGGGAATACGCGGCACGCTCCAAACCGATGAAGCAAAACAGCTGCTAGCGGCGGTGTCGGCCCGCTATGGCACCCTTGGCCCGGTATTTACCAAAATCGGCGAAATGATGCTGCGCCGGGTCGATGACCGCTTTGTGAGCGAGACGGATCCGGACGGCAACAAGTGGCTGCCGACCAAGGTGCTTTCCAATTATTTGGGCTATGTCGGCACCCGCAAGGGTTACAAACGCAAGGAAGCCTACACGAAAAAAGGCGGCTTTCGTGCCGCCTTCTCCCGTTACCTGGCTGACAAGAAGATCCTGCATCTCACCGGCGCGCTGCGTAACGACATCCATTATCAGGCGAGCGAGCGCGGCGTCGAGTGGGGCACCTCCGGACGCATCCCGTATGCGGGAATCCAACATATGGGCGGCATGGCCGGGCGAGGGCGTAAAACTTACATTCCGGCCCGCCCGTATCTGGGGCGCAATGTGGGTGATGGCATAGAGATCGCCCCGGCTGATCAACAGGCAGCCATCGGGATGATTGTGGAACACCTTAACCCCTCCCCCGCCTCCCCTTAACATCAAGGGGAGGAGCCTTGAAGTCTCCCCTTATTTAAGGGGAGATTTAGAGGGGTTAGCTTTTGGGCTACCTTCGCCTTCCAAATTTGCCCCGTACGGCGTTTGAAGATGCCAGCGCTCACAAGGACACCAATATTTTATTTGAACGCGATACGCGAAAGTTTAAAGACTGTTTTAACATGGTTCCGAAACGTGGCAGAGAAAGAATTGAAGCGCTTCAAATAGCAATGGCGTTGTTTTTGACTGAATGTACCCGTGCGATTAAAAATCGCACGGGGTAAAGGAGACCACGATGGACGATTGGATCGAGATATTCAGGGCGGGCAAGAATACCGACAGTAAGGGGCGCACCCGTACCTGGACACAGGCCGACCTTGACAAGATGGTCAGTTCCTACAGTCCCTCTGATTATGAGGCACCGATAGTGATCGGCCATCCCCAACAGGATAATGCTCCTGCCTACGGATGGGTCAAGGGGTTGAAACGTGTGGGTGACCTGCTCCTGGCAAAATTCAAGCAGGTAGCTCCCGAGTTTTCGAAACTGGTTGAAGAGGGCCGCTACAAAAAACGCTCGATACGGGTGCATCAAAACGGGACTCTCGGCCATGTTGCCTTTCTCGGCGCGGTCCCGGCTGCCATCAACGGACTAAAAGATATTCAGTTCTCATCGGACATTGAATCCAACGACTACGACTACAGCGAGGAGGCAGAATTTATGGACGTAACACTCAAGCAGTTAGAGGAACAGCTGGCCACGGAAAAGGCCTTGCGGGCAACGGCTGAAAAACTGGCGGCTGATTTTAAGGCCAAGGCTGAAAAAGGCGCCGCCGATTTCTCGGCGGCACAGAAACTGGCGAAGCGAACAGAGATTGTCGCTTTTGTCGAGGCCGGGATCAAGGAGGCCCGGATTCTCCCCGCCTGGAAGGACAAGGGGCTGGTCGAATTCATGACCACCCTGGAGGAACAGGATGGCGATTATGAATTTTCCTCGGGGAAAAAGGAGAGCGCCGGTGATTGGTTCAAAACGTTTATCTCCGATTTCTCCAGTCATCCGCTCTTCAAGGAGATGGTAAAGCCCGAGCAGGAAGACAAACAGAAAAACGCCGACTTCGCAGCCGACGAGAAACTGGCCGAGGAGATGGTTTCCTACGTGACGCCGGCAAAATAATTGTAGGGGCGCGGGCTTGCCCCGCCCTTATTGAAATCGCCACCAAAAGCGGGCGGGCCAAGGCCACGCCCCTACGAATAAAAACATGGAGGTAGGAAAATGACAGAATACGAACTGCTGCAAAAAGCCCTTATCGCTGCCGGCAACCCGGTCCGCAAAAAGGTCACCATCGCCGCCGGCACCGATCTCGTTGCCGGTACCATCGTCGGTAGGATCACCGTCGGCCGCAAATTCAAACAATCCCTTATTGCCGATGCCGATGACGGTTCGCGGACAGCAGTCGCCGTGCTGTTAGAGGACGCTCCCGCAGCTTCAGCGGATGTGGAGGCAATCATCGGTCTGGGCGGTGGCGCCTACGCCAGGGACAACGTGGTCGGCCTGACCGAGGCTGCCGAAGATGCCCTGGAAGCCCGCGGCCTCTATTTCCTTTAATCGTCACACAATAAATTATTTTGGAGGTAGTCATGAAATTCCGTTTTGCAACACCGTTCGCCTGGCTGGGGTTGACAGTCCTGGCTGTAGCAATCTGCCCGCTCGGAGCCGTGGCCGGGATACCGGATACCGGCAGCGTCGCACCGGCGCTCCTTCTGGCCGGCACCGTTTCCCTCGACCAGATTTTCAAAGTCCGCGTCCTCACCATCGCCATCAACAAAATGCGCCCCTTTACTACCCGAGCGCTCGACCTGATTTTCGGCCGCAAAAAGGGCCAGCTCTCCAGCCTGTTCGCCTGGGACATCAAGTCCAGCAACGAACGGCTGCTGAAAAACATCCGCGTTTCCGACGCTGCCCAGGTCACCAACGGCGTCAAACGCAAAACCGTCACGTGTGAAGCGCCCCGCTTTGCCGAAAAACGTTTCATCGGCGCCGACAAGCTCGATGCCGCCCGCAAGTCGGGCGAGATCGGCGTTGAGTTGATGAAAGAGAAAATTGCCGATGAGCAGTTCGACATGCGCGGCGACGTCGACCGCACCCGCGAATTTATGGCGGTCAAGTGCCTCTCCGGCCAGGTGGTCGATGAGAGCGGCGCCGTCATCGTCGATTACAACTTCCCGGCCGGGCAGAAGCCGGTGCTGGCCGGTGGTGCGAAATGGACCGACGTCGGGGTTGACCCGCTCCCCAACCTGCGGGCCTGGAAAAAGTATATCGGTGCCCGCGTCGGCGTCGATAGGTTCGTCGCCCTCTGCGGCTCCGACGCCATGGACGCCCTGATATCAAATGAGGCAATCGGCGACAAGCTCAAATATGCCGCGGGCAAGCAAATCGCCGAAGAAGGGCGCATCGCGTTCCTGGCCGGCATTCAGATTGACGAGTACTTCGGCACCTACAAAGACGCCGCCGGTGTGTTGCAAGACATGGTACCCGCCAACGCCTTCATCCTGGTCGGTATCGGCCCTGATACAGCTGCCGAGCTTTACGCCCCGGTTGTGGATCTCGATGACGATGCGGGTGTCGGCTCCGGCAAGGATCCTAACATCTTCTTTTCCAAGGCCTGGGACGAAAAGGATCCGTCCGGCAAGTGGGTCAAGGTTGAATCCCGGCCGCTGCCGGTATTGTTCCAGCCCGAGTGCATCATCTTCGCGATCGTCTGCTAATACAAATCTAATCCCACTCAGTCCCCCCTTACCTAAGGGGGGAAGCCTTTAAGTCTCCCCTTGAATAAGGGGAGATTTAGAGGGGTTAGCCTCGAAAACAACTGGAGGAGTTAACCTATGAAAGTTGAAGTTCAACCCGGCTACCACGTAGTCACCAAACAGTGCAAAGAGCCTTTTTACCCCGGTGACAAACTCGACCTGGATGATAAGGAAGGCGCCCGCCTGATTGCCGCCGGTGTGGTCACAGTGGCACTGGTGGGAGGTGCTAAAGGCCTGAACGCCGCCGGCACAATCGCCGCCGTCCAGAAAGCCGCGCTTGAAGAACTGGACGCACTAGCCACAGGCGAGACGCGCAAAACCGTCATCGAGGCGATCGAAAAGCGCCGCACAGAGATCGCCACAGAGGAGTAAGCCGTGCCCTACAACACCCTCGAAAAAATCATAAAGCTAAGGATCCCCGAGAGTGTCCTGATCCAGCTGACCGACGATAACAATCTGGATATCGTCGATGCCGAGACGGTCGCTGGTGTGATCAGCGCCGGCGATGCCCTGATCGACAGCTATCTGCGCGGCAGACTGATGTTACCGCTCAATCCCGTCCCTGACTTGATCCCGGAACTGGCGCTCGATATCTATGCCTACGGCATCTACAGCCTCAAGCCACAGTTCGATATGCCCAAGACGACCGGCGAACGCTACAGCGCCGCAGTCGCCACGCTGAAACTGATTCAGAAAGGCGATGTCAAGCTGGGCGCCGCAGAAATCGAAACCCCACCGGCCGCGGGATCGTCATCCGAACTTTCAGTCAAAGCCGGTACGGCGATGTTCAACTCTGAATGCCTGGATAGATACTGATGCTGACCGAAGTGCAAAACGATATCCTGGCCGTCCTGGACACCATCACCGCCTTCAAGGAGCGTGGTGTCTGGCAGGGCAATCTGGATGAGTTATTGAAAACACCGCAGAAAACGCCCTCGGTACATGTGGCCCTGACTTCCGGGCTGTTCGGTGCGCCAGCAACGGCCCCTGCAAAAGCCTCAATGGCTCGCCTGGGGTGGGATATCATCATCGTCTATCAATGCCTGAAAGATCGTCGCATTGCTTCCGATCAAGGCTACGGCCTTATCGAGGCAATCGTCAAACCGGTTCCAAAAGGCAGCCACATCGTCGGCGGGCTCACTGGCCTGAAGACTCAGGGCGGAATACTCTGGCCCGCATCGTTGGAACTACTCGACACTATTAACGGTATCACCGCTTACGCTATCCGCTTTGAAATTGAACGCAGCATTACTTAAACAAGGAGGCCTATATGGCACATTCATCCGCAACCCGCGAACTGTCCAAGGTTCGCGAAACTTCATTCGGAGTAACCCCGGCCACACCTACCATGGTGCAAGTACGGGCGCTCAAGGATTACGACTTTAACGTCACCCCCGGAACAATCGAGAACAACGAACAGCGCGCACATCGTATGACGCTCAAAACCCGCAACGGCAGCAAAAAGGGTGATTTTTCCATCCCCTTCCAGCTCTCCTATGGCGATTTTGACGATTTCTTTGAAGAAGCGCTGGGAGGCACCTGGGCTCCGGTGGCTACCAGCGCCGTCGCTCTCACCGTTGGCGCTGTCGGCAAAACATTTACCCGCGCCGCCGGGTCATTTGTAGATGTCGGCTTCGCCGTTGGGCAGCAGATCACTACTTCCGGTTTCACCACTCCCGCCAACAACGGCACCTTTGTCATTTCCACCGTCACTGCCCTTGTAATCACCTGCAGCACTGCCACCGGCCTGGCTGATGAAACCTGCGCCACCGCCGTAACCGTTACCACCGTCGCGACCAGGCTGCGCGTCGGCAACCTGATCCGCAGCTCGACTTTTGAGGACCGCAACCCCGATGCCAACCTGTTCGAGCAATACAACGGCTGCGCGATCAGCGGTTTTGACCTGGATATTTCGCCGGAAAAGGTCGTGTCCGGAACGTTCAAGGGTATCGCCCGCGACTGTGTTTTGGCCGGTGTGGCCAATGCCGCCATTGCTGTGGCAAGCGGCGGCAAAACTTTCACCTGCGCAGCAGGTGGCTTTTTGGCGACCGGAGCCCCGTTCAGGGTCGGCGACCCTATCATCACCACCGGTTTTACCAATGCCGGCAACAACGGCATCTTTATGATCAGCGCTGTTACCGACACAGTCATCACCTGTTCCACCGCCTCCGGGTTGGTTACCGAGGCGGCCGGCACCTCCACGCGCAACGTCTTTCTTGGTTCCCTTGGCACCCCTACGGAAGCAGGGACAGATGATGCCTACGAATCGTACACCGGAGACCTGAGCGAAGGGTCCGTGGATCAGGCCGAGGTCACCGGAGTCAAGATCAGCTTTGATATCGGCCTGGAGCCCAAGTTCGTCATTCTGACCAGCGGCGCCGATGCGGCCGCCTCGATCAGGCCCAAAAACGAAGACATCAAGTGTACCGGTGACGTGATGCTGTTTTTTGAAAATCAGGAGTTCAAAAAGAAGTTCCTGGCTGGTACCGAATCGTCACTCAACGTCCTGCTGGGCACAGGCCTGCCGGGCGGCAAGTCGATGCGCTTCATCATGAATGCCACCCAGTACACCGGCGTCAAGCGCGACAAGGGGAGCACGATCGTAGAGACCGGCAGTTACAAGGCCAACTACCATCCCGGTACCGCCACCTGTCTGGAGATTCAGAAAATACCCTAACGAGTTTGGCGGCGCCTCCTCTTCTCCTTGCGAGGCCGGAGGCCCGGCCAGCCTCCTTACCGCCTGTTTTAGTTAGTTAGAATATATTTGACGGGGTATTACCTCATACACCACACAGAGGAGACATCGACATGGCACTAGCAAATTTGAACACCAGCGAAATCGCAAACAAGGGACGGGCGGTAGATCTGCTCCATCCGATACAACAGATCCCGATCGGGATTCGTTTTTATTTACTTGGCTTTGATTCCAAAGAGGCTAAACGCATTTTGCGGGAGCAGGAGACCATCAGGTTGGAAAAACAAAAGAAGTCCCGCCGGGGGCTGTACTTGTCAACACCTGAAGAAACCGAGGCCAACGGCCTGGATCTGTTGGTCGGCCTGACCACTGGATGGGACGAAGATATTACCGATGCTGAAGGCAAAGTGATCGGTGTGCGCCTCGAGATAGAACTTAAAGAAGGCCAGCTCGTGCCCTTCAGCCCTGAAGCCGTCAGAGAGATTTATAAGGATCTCGGTTTTTCCTGGATCAAAGAGCAGGTCGATGCCGATATCGGTGATAGAAAGGATTTTTTGCCACAGGCGAAGAAGGGTTAAGCGACCACATTGCTGCCTATGCCGAGTGGCAGTTCAAAATCAACGCCGCCACCGATGACGGCAGCACCGTCTCGGCGCATCTCCGACAGGCGCAGAAGCGCCGCAAGGGGGCGGCAAAGGTGCTGGATGATGAACCGGAGCTTTACCCGGCAGTGCAACATATCTGGACCTGGTTTCATCAGTTGTCCTGGACAAGAGGGGGCGGGTTCGGTCCCGCCCCTTTGACACATCAGGAGATTAAAGCCTGGCGGCAGAATATGGGTATCAAACCCAGACCCACTCCCTGGGAGATCGAGCAGATATTAAGGCTGGACGGGATCTGGTTCAAGGTGCAGAACGAAAAAGACAAGAACAAACCGGGCAAGGGTAAGGATAAGGGCACAGAGGATTAACCGCAGGTTAAAAGGGTCATTATATGGCTGGTGGACTGGCAAAATTACGATTGGTGATGGAGATCGATGGCGACAAAGCTGTTGTCACCGGTATGGAGCGGGTAGACGCCGCCATCGATCGCACCGCTCGTACGAGCCAGACCGCTACCGAGCGCATGACCGGTGGCATGGGTAATGTTGAGACAGCCACCGGGCGCATGGCGGCAGGCATGGGTAATGTTGAGACTGCTTCTGGTAAGATGGCGGCAGGTATGCAGGATCACGCCAAAACGGCCTATATGGGCATGTCCGAGCTGGAAATGGGGATCATGTCTGTTACCATGCGGATCATGAACCTCACCATGGCGGTCGGGCTGATCGCCGCGCCATTCGCTTTAGCTGCTAATTCATCCATCGGTTACCTCGCACAGATCGAAACATCTTCTTTAGGCATCGCTGCCGCGTATATGGCCGGCGGAAAGTACATCGACAATACCACCGGCAAGGCACTGGAAGGCCAGCAGGCTATGAAGGCTGCACAAGCCGATACTGCTCAGGTCATGGATCAGTTGAAGGTTGCCAACATGCAGACTATCGCCACCCTTGACCAACTGGTAAGGGCCTATCAAGAAACCCTTCCCGTAGCCATGGCCAAGGGGTTCAATCGTGACCAGGTTATGCAGTTCACCCAAGCAATGGTACAAGCGGCCGGTGCGATAGGTCTACCCTTTGACCAGATGGGTGAGGAAACCCGTTCGCTCCTCACCGGTAGCATCAATCCGCGCAACTCCAGGATCGCCACCGTTTTGGGTTTGCGAAATGAAGATATTGCGCCACTGGAAGGCAATGCCACGGCGCTTTTCGACTTTTTGATGGGAAAGCTTGATGCCTACAGGATCGCCGGGATTGAGTCGCAGAAAACTTGGGCCGGCCTGACAAGCAACCTAAAGGATATTGCTGGACAATCGGGCGGGATGGCATTTGAAGGACTTTTTGAGGCGGTCAAATATGAACTAACCGAGATAACAAATAAGATTGTCACCATCGATGAAAAAACCAAAACCATTACATGGAACCCTGAGTTTTTATCGTTTATTGAAAATATCAAGCTCGCGGTAGATTCGGTGATAGCCGAGGTTTACCGCCTCAATATGTTGCTGGATAAGGCAGGCGGGACTAAAACTTCTATTGATATGCTTGGCGCCGGAGTTGGTTCAGGCTTGGGCATATCTAAACAAGAACATCCTTTTTTAGCCATGGTGTTCGGATCAAAAGAAGAATTCGAGGCAGCTGCAAAAAAGAACATTGAATATGCTGACAGATATCTGGCAAGCGACAAGGCTCTCCAAACGATGGCGAATAGGGAGGCTGGTCTTGATGCAAGTGGTAACCCGTTGAAAAAATCAGCAGGGAACAATTCTTATAACTCCAACCCGCATAAATCTGAAGATGACGCCGCGGCTAAGCAAAAGTTGGCCGAAGAACAGGCTAAATACGACAAACAATACCTCGACTCCGAAGCCGCGCTAAAACACCAGTACCTGGAGAACGCCAAGAGCGTCGATAACGCCGCGCTCAAAGACCGTCTCGCGCAACTCCAATACGAAAAGGATATGGGGCTCAAAACCACACAGGAGTATCTTGATGCCAAGTATGCCATGGAGCGTGTCGCGTGGCAAAAGGAGCTTGATACAGCCAATGAGCAGGCCAAGGCAAGCTATCTGGTATATGCCGCCGTAAGCAAAAATCCCGGTGCTGATGCCATTATGCAAAATAAGGCGGAGCAAGAGTACGTCAAGACGCTTGGTGAAGCTTTTAAGATCAAAGAGAAGATGGACGCTGCTACCACCCAGAAACCGCGTGATGAGGCCAAAAACGCCGACGTCGAATACTGGAACAGCGTCAACGCCAACTGGCACGAGGGTAAGAAATCGATTGATGAGGTTGAATCGGCCATTAAAGCGGTCTTTGCCCTGGGTAAAAACGGCGATGAATCCCCTTTGCACTTCTTTGCCGAGGATGTCCGCAAAGCCACTCTGGCGTTTTCACAGGCCGGTGATTCCTTCGGCGTTACTGCCGAGGCCTACGTATCTACTATCGAAGAAGCCGTTGCCAAGCTGACCGGCATTTCGCTCAAAGACCTCACCGCCTCAAATAATACCCTTGCCGCCAGTCAGATTGGCGTCGATATGACCACCGGTCAGGTCACTGATCCGTACGCCAACCAGACGGCAATGATGGAGGATCGGTATAAAAAAGAATTCGCTCTTATCGATGAGCGGACCGACAGAATCAAAGCAGCCATGGCCGCCGAATTGGATCTCGGCCCACCTAACCTGGCCGTCTATGCCACCCTGCAAAAGCAAATGGCTGGAGAGACTACAAAGCGAACTCTGACTGAGAACGAGCAGACGATAGCCCAGGCAAAGCTTGATGATGAATCCTACCGGGGCCGCCTATCCGCCGCTTCACAATATACCGGCATGGCCGGGCAGCTGTTCGGTGAACTTGCCGGGGCTCAGGATCAATCCAGCCGGGCGGGTTTTGAAAGCGCAAAAGCCTATAACCTGGCCGCTGTCATAATGAACACCGCCTCGGCGATCATGGCGCAACTGTCCACCCCTGGGCCGGTTGGTTGGGCTGGCGCCACCTTGGCTGGGCTTACTGGGATTATAGAATATACCAAAGTTGCAAATACAACATTTGGTGGCGGTGGCTCGGTCTCCACCGCTCCTGGTTCGCCTGGCAGTTCAGGCGGCAGCGGAGGTGCTGCAGGCAGCGGCATAGGCGCAAGAGTCACGAGCATTCAAGATCAGCAGACCGGCGCACAGCTTGACGTAATAGCCGACAGAATGGGCAGCGCGTCACTGGCAATGGGGAAAGCGGCTGGCAGCCTCTACGACATCAGCAAATCATTCACGGACCCGCAGGGCAAGGCTGCTCTGTCCGGTGCGCCTGGCGTCAACGCTCCTTTGGCAAGCAAGGCGATAACATGGTCATCCGTGGGTGAGAGTTTGTTCGGAGGAGGTTGGAGGCCTACCGGCAGCGGCTTTAACATGGGCTTATCTGGTGGCAATGTCACCGGCAGCGAGTATCTGGACAGCACCAAAAAAGGCGGCTTGTTCCAAAGCGATAGTCACTATACGGAAATTACTGCCATGGATGCAGGATTTAGAGCCGCATTGCAGTTTGAAGTGACTTCAATGGTGGGTGATATACGCAAAAACGCTATTGCCATGGGGTTCAATGGCACGTCGTTCGACAGCAGTGTCAGTGGTGTATCTGTCAAGGATGCCAGAATAGCCACAGCAGGCAGATCACAAGAGGATATCGCCAAGGACGTACAGGCACAGCAGCTCCTGTATGCCAATACCATTGCCGCACTGATACCGGGTCTGGAACAGTTCCGTCTGTACGGGGAGGATATTTCAGCGACAGTCCAGCGGTTAGGTGGGGCGATTCGTGATGTTAACGACCAGTTTGCCTTAGTCGGGAAAACCTTGATTATTTCCTCTAATGAAGGTGCAAACGCAGCTTTTAAATTGCAGGACGCTTTCGGTGGCGCTGAAGCTATGGCAACCGCCATGGATGACTATTTCACCGCCATGTATACCGACACCGAACAAGCGGCAATGAATGCGGCAGCAGCAACACGCACCGTCAACACCGGTTTTGCTGAAATGGGGCTTCAAGTTCCCAAAACAAACGCCGAATTCAACGCACTGCGTAATAGCGTTACTGATCCGGCATTATTTGCGGCACTTACCCTTCTCGGCCCGACGTTCGCGGAGATAACCAAAAGAGCCACGGAACTTGCAGACACCAACGATAACCTGACCGTGACGCTGTTGGACCTCCAAGGCAAATCCGTCGAGTCCCTGGCACTCAAGCGTAAACTGGAAACCGCTGAAATGGATGCCTCCACCCTCGCTATCCAGAATCAGATATACGCGCTGACCGACCAGAAAATCGCCACGGATGCCGCTGCCGCTGCCGCTGCCGCTGCCGCTGCTTTTAATGCCGATATCACTACACGTCTACTAAATGTTACTGGTCAAACTCAATTAGCTAGTCTGATTACCCTCCAAACATCCCAGGAAAAGGAACTTTCCGCCGCAAAACTGGCGGGCATGGATACCACCTTTCTTGTAGAGTTGCAGACCCTTGAAATGGCTGATGCGATGAAGACCGCCGCTAACACCATATCTGCTGCTACTCAGAAGATTCTTGACGCCGCCAAGTCGGCCCTCACTGATTCGATCAGTGTCACACAATCTATTTTACAGACCAAGGTAACGCTACTCACTGGCCCTGCGGCGAACCTGTCACCTGAAGCGGCGTACAATCAAGCCAAGGCCCGCTTTGAAGGAGCAGACGTCAACACGGTATCTGCCCTAACCACCGCGTTTATCGATGCATCCAAAAACTACAACGGCAGTGGCACCGCGTACAAAACTGATTATCAGGCGGGACTTGATAAACTGGATTCCTTCGCAGGCGTGAAAGGCGACTTGACCCAGACGGAACAGCAGCTGGCTTTGCTGGACAAAATTGCAAAAGCGGTAGGAGATAATAACGGGGTATTGGTTCAGCAGCTCTCGCTGACATGGGAGGCGTTGCAGATTGATACAGGTGCAGCTAGTAGCAGTCTATCTACCGCGTACTCTGCTCTGTCAACAATGCTGGCTACACCGCTAACACTGGCCGACGATAATGCTGCAAGTTCCGCCCAGACCAAAATCAGCTTGCTTCAAGGGGTTCTAAATACCGGTGTCAGTGGTTCTGCGGCGGCGGTTATAACAAACCAGATTGGCATATTGCAGGCAGCGGTTGACGGCACTATATCGGCAGATGCAGCTCAGGCGGCAATATACACGTCGTATGTAACTGTGCAGGGTGCATTGGACGGCACTATCAACGGCGATACCGCGATGGCAGCGATTAATGCGCAAGGGCTGACTATCCAGAACACGTTAAACTGTACTATTAACGGGACGACAGCTGGGGATCTCATTGCAGCACAAGCGGTGCTGGTACAAGCGGCTGTATCAGGTGCTATTGACGGGGCAACGGCGGTAACGGCGTTGGGGCTACAGGCTGATCTTATCAATAACACCCTGAACGGCACTATTAACGGCCCAGATGTCGCCAATGTAATTTCTGGTCAGGCGGGGATTGCAGTATTGGCATTGTCAGGGGCTATCGACGGCCCAACGGCTTGGACTGAAATCGACACTCAGGCAAAAATCGTGAGAGGGGCTCTTAGCGGTTCGATTGATGGGACTGTGGCAAGCGCCGCAATCGGCATCCAGTCCGGTTACATCAATGCGGCTGTGATTGGTTTGCAAACTGCTGTCGGTTCTAACATTAACACCACCGTTTCACCAACTCTGGCTGCAGGGGTAGGAAATCTCCAAACTGCTGTGGAAACGGGTATAGCAACGGAGATTTCAGGTACGCTCGCAACCGGTAGAGGAAATCTGCAAACCGCTGTTGGTGCCGGGATCACCACTACCGTGTCTCCAACCCTTGGAACAGGCGTGAGCAACCTGCAAACCGCTGTCGGTACCGGGATCACCACTACCGTGTCTCCGACCCTGGCAACCGGGCGTACGAACTTACAGGGCGCTATTAGTACGGCAATTATAACTGATATATCCACTTCGCTTGCTACTGGTCGCAACAACCTGCAAACCTCTGTCGGTACGGGAATAATCTCTACTGTATCTCCAACCCTTGGAACAGGCGTGAGCAACCTACAAACCGCTGTCGGTACCGGGATCACCACTACCGTGTCTCCAACCCTTGGAACAGGCGTGAGCAACCTGCAAACCGCTGTCGGCACGGCAATAACAACAACTGTTTCGTCAACTTTAGCTACTGGTCGCGGCAACCTGCAAAGTGCCGTGGGTACGGGAATAACTACCGCTATTTCAACAACCTTCGCCGATGGTAGAGCTGCTGTACAAACGGCACTTAATACCGGGCTTACGGGTGTGACAACTACAGGAATTACAGGCTCTACCGGATACGGCGGGATAGTAACGGCACTAAATACTGGTATTAACATCTCCACTGCAACTGCCAATATCGCGGGTTCAACTGGGTTCGGAGGGATCACTACTGCACTTAATACAGGCCTAAACGGACCTACAAACTCAGTTAGCGCCAACCTCATAACATTCAACAAAGCCCTGGCCGATTCCGCAACCGCTACCCAAACCGGATTAACCAAATTCGTCAATGCTCTGGCTATTGTGAGTAACTACACGAGTCAACAAACAGCCGCTCAAGCAGCATTAAGCTCTTTACGTGATCAGTATACCTCTGGTGCCATCACTGGCGATCAGTATACTGCCCAAACAGCGGCGGCCTTAGCACCAATTAACGCCACGATTGCGGCAGGAACAGCGGTAGGGCTAACGACATTAACAGCACCCAGAGATGTAAATACGGAAATGAGGGTACATGCAAATAACATTATAGGTAGGCTTGGAGAATTTGTCCTCTCTTACGGGAACCCACGGACTGGCGACCCGAACGTCTATGTTCCATACTCCGCAGCGACAGCTAAATATGATCTTAATAGGGATGGGGTACTAAACCTTGCCGATCAAAATCTTTGGGCTTCAATAGGTAATGGCTCTCTGAGCTGGTCGTCACTCGGTATGCCTGCTTTCGCCACTGGCGGCGATCACCTCGGCGGCTATCGTATCGTCGGTGAACGTGGAATCGAACTTGAGGCCACTGGCCCCTCACGGATCTTCAATGCCGACCAGACCCGCAACATCTTCCGAAATGGCAGTGCCGACAACAAAGAGCCGGTAGCAGAGCTGAAAGAGCAAAACCGTCTCTTGCGGGAATTATTGGCGGAGGCAAAAGCTGGTGTCCGCGTAGCACAGGCGGTGGGTACTGAAACAATAGCAATCGGCAAACGGCAGGAACGCAACGGCAAAGACCTTGCAAATTCAGCACGACTGGCGGCGTAAATGAGCGAAGAAACAATCTATCTGATTGAAGCCACAGACAGCACCGGCACCGTGCACCGCTTTTGTACCGGTACTGGCTACACCTCCCTCCCGACCGACGAACCGCCGAACGCTTACTATGTGCCGCGTGTGGATCAGCCGGGACTCTACCGTCAAAACATGTACGCAGTCGGCACAACCAGCGGCTCGTCCACCGGCGGCAACGGCAAAATAGACCTGATGAATACCGATGGCGGGCTTGATACATTTGTTGATCTCGGCTTTGATGGTCAATTGTGTATCGTCAAGGAAGGCAACCCCGGCGGGCCGTTATCGCAATTCGCCCCGGTCATCACCGGCACGATCGAACAAGTGGAGGTGTCCTGGAATCGCATTACCTTCAATTTGAAAGACAATACAACTCTACTTGGCGTACCCGTCCAGTCTGTTCACTATCTCGGTAATAACGTGCTCCCTGACGGCATTGAGGGTGGAATTGATTTGAAGGACAAACAAAAGCCCCGGCTGTTCGGCGTCTGCAATAACGTCACGCCGATCCTGGTCAATTCAGCAAAACTTGTGTACCAGGTCAATTATGGACCGATTGCCGCTATCCCGGCCGTCCATGACGGCGGCAACGTCAACCAGATCGTCCAGGGCGCGGATTATGCCACCAGTGCCGATCTGCTGGCCGTTGTTATGCCTGAGGTGACAAACCCGGCCACCGCGCCCGGCAGTTATTCGACCTGCCTGGCTTAA